CAGCACTTAAAGTTTCATCAGGAACTATAGCACCCTGGCTATTAGCACCCGACAAACTGTCAATAAGTCTTGCTTTAATATTAGCTGGTAGTGTTTGCTTTGAATCACCTTCACTAATGAGTTCGAATTCACTGTGTACAATACCTTCATTTTTTACAACATCGTAGTTAATATTTAAAACAACATTTTTATCAGCCCAGGTTTTAGACATATTGTTCATAACAAACGCATTTTTGTCAACAAGGCTTAAATATTTTATGCCAGAACTTATTGGATTTTCAATTAGCTGTCTTACGCCTTCAGTACTAATTTGCCTGCGTTCATCATCAGGGAATGTTGTTAAACCAGATACCCAATAATAATATTTTGTAATACTAGTGTTTGTTACACTGTTATACTGCAAACTTACGCTGTAAGCACTATCATCAGGATATTTAGGTGTTCCTGGCAAGCCGCTGTCAACATGTTGACTAGGTAATACTGAACTTTCTGTCCATTCATAAATGTCAATACTACTGCCAGGAAAGAACTGATTCCAGTGCTGAATTCTATATGCTAAATCACCTTGTTCATACTCTATTACTCTGCAAGTACTTAAATCCCACCATAATCTGCCAACTTTTTCATTATTCCAGTTATTGTTTTCAGCAAAGGTTACACTATTAGGAATAGAGCTAACATTGTAGGCTGCAGGATCTATTGGTAAGATATAGTCTAGTTCGCCTTGTGCTAAACCAGGCAGTTTATTTTTATAAATGTCAACAGTGTCTACAAAGTCTAATATCTGGTTTGTTGATTTATCGTAAGTAACAACTCTGTTAATTACATCAACATCTACTTTTGGTGTTTGTACACGATGCTTGGACCATGTATCTGTATTATTTGTATTTTGGAAATAATAAAAACTTCCGGCATTTGTTAGCCAAATATTATCACTTGGACTACCAACAAATATTCTACCCTGGTTTATAACGGCGCTGCCACCGAACTGATCAAGCTCATTTATATTTGTATTTCTTAGCTGTTGACCAAATGCAAATAATGGTTGGTTGGTAATACTTTGTGGTTTGCCAGGTACTGCGCTGCTATCAAGCAAATCATAAACATAAGCAGCGCCGCTCTGTGTAACTCTGTCAATAAATTTGGTGCTATCATCATCAAACGTGGTTAGTGCATCATTGAACGTTAAACTTGTAGTGTTAGTGTCACGATCAAAAGCAACTGGCAGCAATGAGCTAGCTCTATCACTAGCAATAACCATTCTTTGTTTTGCTACTGAATCCTGTGGAATATGCTTATCAAATTCTACTACACGACCAAAGTTTTCATTTGCTACACCCAGTGGATGATTTATTTTTTGACTGTACTTAAAGGGTTTTACTTCTGCCAACACTCTAAAAGTATTTCCAGCGCCGGGCCTTACTTTCAGTTTTTTGTTTGGATCTTTATTTACTGTTGTAATTTTAACTTGACCAGATGTGGTAAGACTAGCAGTTACACCAACCAGGCTAGTGCTATCATTAATAGGTGATGCAAATTTACTAGGATCATTACTGGTGTTAAAATTCATTACAACTTCGAAATCATCTACAAATATTGTATCATTTTGATTAGTAAAAGTTGTCTTATTACTATTAGCAGTTGTTAGTTCTCCAAAACGCAGGCCTTCATCCATGAACACAAAAACGCTGCCAGTGTTTGGATTTACTTCATCTTCACCAGGACTGCCAATACTTGCTATTACACCATAGGCATCTAATCCCACGCTATAGCCAAAATTTTCACTGTCTCCTAGAGTTTGACCAGAGATCTGGGCCTGATCTATTCTTTGTATTTCAGCAAAACTTCCTGTATATACTCGGATCTTGCTTCCTGACCTGGGCTTATATCTAAAGCTAATAGTATTACCAGCAACTGTATACCTGTTTTCACTGCTATCACTATCAAAACTACTAAATTCCCCGGTTGCTAGTTGTTGTTTTACGCCGTCTACTTCTATATAGAAATTACTGGCCAGGCTGGTGTTTGTTGTGAATTGATGTGTGGTTCCATCGCCAGTAAATCTTTCTACTATATGATGGAATAGATATGCTTCACCAGCATTAGTAAACACTGTGCTATCACTGTTTGGTACTTCACTATATGGAGCGCCTACAATAATAGTTTCACCGGCCGTATCACAGTCTAGACTAAATCCAAACTGGTCTCCACTTATGGTTTCACTGCCAGTGATAGATGTTGTATAGCTATAGTAACTGCGTTTGCGAACAACTACATTAACTCCTGTTGCTGGTGCACTAGTAAATGTTAGAGTAGTTCCTGACACTGTCCAATCTTTGAATGACAGATACTCTTTTGTATTACTATCTCTTATGAAAAGCTCGTGTGCACTAGATGAAGTATTAAGTGTAAATGCAGTTGTTAAAGAATTACCAGCAAAGGTCTGACTTGTTTCTTTTGCTGTTGGGACCTCTACTAGAGTATACACATGAACTCGGTTTTCCCCAGGAGCACCAACAAATAGATACCTGTCGTCTTTACTGATTGCTAGACTATATCCAAACTGAGCATTTGCGCCAGGATTTTCTAATCTAATACTCTGAGTAAGATTAAACACACCAACATTATCACGCTTGTAAACAAATACATAACCAAAACTGCCTTCACTACTGGGTGCACCAACAGCTAACCATACATTGCCTGCTGCCACACTATAACCATAAGCGTCTACACTGGTTCTTATATCCTGAGCTGTAAGTTTTGAGGCGGGATTGAATGTGCCACTTGAATCTCTGGCATAGGGATAAACAACACCAGTTGACTGTTCAGGAGCGCCACTAAACAGGTTAAGACTATCATCAGTTATAGCAAGACTTGTTCCATTTTTACTATTACCACTACTTTCTATATTGAATATGACACTCTTGGAATCCCAGGGATTATTCTTTTTAAATACTGCCCAGTTACTTTTCTCGTCATAATCTACCCAGGCTAATTCGTTTTTCTCCCAGCCATATGGTGGTGTAAATGTAGCAATGTTACTTGTATTAGTAAATCTTGTGCTTACTAGTTTAAATATTGAAATAACAATATTAGATAAACTGTCTATTTCTGTGTCATCATCAACTCTTACAGTAAATTTGGTACTGCCTTCAGTGCTATGAATTATCTTTACACCGCCCACAATACTATTACTTGATTTTATAACAACTTTGTCATTTTTTACTAAACCGTTGGCTCTATTAGTAGTGTAGGTAATGAATCCGATACCAGGTTGCTCAATTCCAGTAACCTCAGCATTTATTTCTGTTACTCTGAAGACATCCCAATCAAAGTTGCTTTTAGCTGTCCATATAGTTGTACCCCTACCAATACGGCTAATATCGGCTGATAATTGATCTAGATTACTGTCTAAATCAAAAATAGCAAAATCAGTGTCATCTATTCTTGGATGGCCAGCCCCCGCAATATCTGTTTTTTTAACATTGCTAGTTCTAGTTGCAAAAATATTTTTATTATATTTGTTGGGAAGTTTAAACAAATCTTTTGGATAATACTTCAAACCTAGATTACTACCAGAATCCCCTGTATTCAAAAGTTCAACAAAAACTTGATTTTCTTGCGCCTTAGATTCATCAACAACTAACTCGATAACCTGGTTGCTGTCAATACTTCCAAAAGCACCAGATCTGAATCCCCATTCTTCAAATACATCTATTTCCTGATTCAGGTTAGTTAGTTCTGCTGTAGTAAGTCTGTCAATAACATTTTTAGTACCCTTGTTTCTAATCATACCCTGATAGAACTTAATTTGACTAATGTCATCCAATCCTAATTGATCTAAATACTCTCTGGCTCTAAATCCGATTTGGCCTTTAGCTGCTTTATCTGTGCTGCTTTCTAAATTTGTTTTATCAAAATCGTAAAAGTCATTAAATCTGTCTGCCTTCTGAGTTAGGTTAGGCAGTAATCCTGTACGCATATCTTCTACTAGACGCCAATTACTAAAATTGAACTTACTTTCACCAACATGATTTGTAATAGCAGCATACAGTTTTTTGTTGTGACTTACAACTTCGCCCTTTTTATAATCTGTGTTTTCTACCCATACATCAAATTTATTTTCATTTATAATAAATCCTGGACTGTGTAATGTACCGTTCCAGGGACTGCTTTTAAACCCTACAAACTTAATTCTTGCTTGTCTATTACCAAGTTCAGGTTGATATATTACATCATTGAAAATAGTTGTATTGTCTATAACCAAATAATGTTCATACTGGATCGGATCTAGTCTAGCACTATAGATCTGATTTTTATTTTCGTCTACAGTAATTAAACTTAAATTGTCTATTCTACTTACATTATATTCTGTAGGTTTAAGTGCTTTGCTGCTAGGATTTTTAATATCTCCATTTTTGTTTACGTTGTCCAGAGTGGTTAATGGCCTATTAATTCTAACTTCGGTGTTAGCAGGGCTAATACCAAGAACACTGCCAACACTCCAGTTTTGCTGATCCCAGAACAAAAATTCTTTTACAGCTAGAGTAAAATCCTTGGGTTCTTTATTTGAGTTAAGTGTTTCAAATTTAAATCCTTTAGCAGTCAAATATCTTTGATAAGCGATCAAAAAATCACAAACTTGTTGCTTAGATCTTATAAAAGTACCATATGGAATGTTACTAATAAAGTTTTGACTGTCTTCATATAATACCGCAGTATCAGTACCAACAGTTATAGTTCTGGTGTTAGAGGATCTAATACTTGGTATAATTTTAAAGAATGGATTATCTGTGTCAAAGCCTACAACTTCGTAACCATTTTGTTTTTTGATAATATTAACACCAGTATAAGTAACTCTTTCAAGAGGAGTACTCTTGTTTAAAAATAGTTTTACATTTTCATCAGGAATAAAAATATTACTACTAGTACTAGTAGGGGTAGTACTTTCTATAAGAAGTTTACACTTATCTAGATTTGTAAACCCGCTAAGTGGATGGACAAGTTTGAGTTCCAAATTTTGTACTTGAGTTTGTAAATCAGTAGTGCTTAAACTTTTGAACTTAAGGTAACTTTCTAAGAACTGATTATATCCTTCAACCCTGTTTACGTTTGTTGTGGTACCAACACTGGTTCCATTAATTTTATAGTCTCTTATTTTTGGTCTGTAAGATTTATTTTTTTGTAGTATCTGATTAAATTCACTATTAAAACTAAAGAGATTTGTGTCCCACTGCAGGGCAAAATACCTCGCAGGGTTTTTTATTGCTGCTAGAATTTGTACTACGAATGGCCATTCACTACTACGACGCCACACAGATTCAACTGGTGCTACGTCGCCTATTCTCCAATTATCTTTTGTATTGGTTTCTAAACTTCCCTTGGTTAAAAACTCAGCTGGACTTATAAGTTGTCCTTGATCGTTAACTGGTATTAAATTAGTTAGGCCTGGTCGCTTCCATAAATTGTTTACTGTATAGGTAGCATCAATATCAGCGCCAGAATACCTTTTGCCCTTTTCTAAATCTTCCCAGAGCACGTAGTTGCCACGAGTATATGGCGCCTTTCCATAACGTGTATCCCACCAACTTGGCTTCTGATACAAGCCCAGCATTTCCCAGGGAGTTAAGTGGGGAGTTTCTGTGTCGTATAACCAACGATAGATAGCACGCCAATAACCTGGCAGCCTGGAATCTTTATCTTTTGTTATAGCAAGATTGTAGTTCCAGGTAAAACTATTATTAGGATCATGATGTGTGTTGGTTAAGTAGTCTAGACTATTTTTTTGTGCCCAAGCAGCAAAGTATTTTCCTATAATGCTATTATCATTAGCAAGGTCTTCTAGTGTGTTTCTAAAATATCCACTTGTATAATTTAAAATGTCGATAACTGCTGGATTGTAGCTTGTCTTAATATTATTATAAACTCTAGCCTCATATTCCAGTATAATCTTATCTCTTATATCTTTATACGCAACCCAACGACTGCCATCATGACCTATAATTATTGGTGTATAATTTTTATACTCAGGATAATCTTCTGTGTCTATAGTAGCATGTGCTTGGTTTGTGGAAGGCATATAAAAAATTCTATCAGTGCCTTCGAACTTATGAGCATGTGATTGCCCGCTAGCATCTGCCGCGGCCGCGGCAGCACTAGTAGTATAAAGCGGATAAAACCATCCTGTTTGTCCTTGAGTACGCTGAACATAACGACTGTCACTTGTACCATAAATTTTGAAAGGTCCAGTTCCACTACTTGTACCAGTTTGATAAGTGTCGTCTAAACTAACAGTTGGTTGGAATTTAGGATATAAACCTAGTTTACTGGGCGTAGGTGGCACAAAGCTACCATTTGTATTAGCGTATTCTACAATCTCAATAACGTCACCAACAGCAAGATCTAATTTGGTGTCAAGCGTAATACTTGCTTGTACAGTGTCAAATGTATAATCTTTTCCGTGTATCAGCTGATTCTTTTTACCAGTTTCATCTAGATAAACTAGAACACCTCTACTACTAATTTCTGTTAAGTCAAACTGAGTTTTAAACTCAAAAGTTCTTTCTGTTGTTTGATCCAGTGTTATCTTAGTTATAGTTTTTTCACTACCCCAGGGAAGCATATCTGTATAATAAAATGGAAAATCACTGCTCTTGCTGCCTACCATAAATGTTAAAATAGTATCCAGGGCGCCACTGGGATTTCTCAAATCAAGATCAAGTTTATCAATATTATCTAAAAGTCTATTTTTAAACCTAGTATATTCTTCTAGACTGTACTTCATACTACTTACAAACAAATTGTCATCAACAGTTAGTAAGTAGTGAGCAAGAGTTGCACCAGCACTGTGTTGTAAAATTTTACCAGGATAGTTTTTGTAACTTAAATCTCTTGCGTTGTTTGTTCCTAGGCTTTTTCCTGTAAAATCCGAAATATTTCTTGTAATCTCTACAAAGTGGTTTCTACACTGACCCAGTGTTAAATCATTAAAGTCAGCATTGTTAGCATTATTTTCTAGGTTACTTGCTACTTCGTAAAATCCTAGTTTATTAACAGTATCGCTATAAACTCTGATCAAGACAACGTCATCTGATTTTAATGCAGCTAGAAAACTTACATAGTACTTTTCATTTTGAAACAGTTGTACATACTTGTCTGTAGTTTGGAACACACCATTAACAAAAACTTGTAGTGTTACCTCGCCTAAAATTTCCTTAGGCTTACTTCCTATTTCAAAGGCATATTTTTCTTTATCAACAACATATTGGACTTGCTGCCATTGCCTGCTTTCATGTCTTACTCGTGTCCAACCATTTAATAAACTTCTTGTTGTCCCGGAATAACTATGAATATGACCACTTTTTACAATAATGTCAACTGCTCCAGTACTAGTAGTATAGGTAAACTTTTCTGTAATGAAATTATTGTCAAAAACAATATCACCAACGTTGGCAATATTTTTATAACTTAATCCAAATCCTAAAACAGTATCAGCATTTGCATTATTATTTCTTTTGTAACTAAACAGTCTGCTTCCTGCAAAATTACTACTGGGATATTTGGTTGTATTACTAAAACTGACATGTTCACCATCAAATACATCAAACAAGGGTTCCTGGTTATTTTTAGTTTTTTGCTGTGCTAACTTCCAGATCTCGTTACCAGTATTATCAGTAGTATAATGATACATCTTACCCTGAGATGTTGTACCTAACATGCTTAATACGCTGTCATTTACACTTACTGTGTCTATTTTAACAAGATTTATAATGGTATTAGTATTAGCATTATTGTCCTGATCTATTAGATCTACACGATAAATGTTTTGTTTAATGTCAGGATCTTTTGTAAAAATTATTGTTAGTCCTGGAGTCAAACTAATGCCATCACTGAAGTATCCAGTTTTTCCGTTTACATTACTAAAGGCATCTGTTTCACTGGTATCAATGATACTTACAGGTGTTTTACTAGTATAACCCATGTTAAACAAGTGTAACCCACTGTCAAATTCAATAATAGGACGTTTAGCTCTTGCTGCATCATCTATAACTGTGGTGAAATTATTATATTTTGCTGTTGCTGTAATAACGTCTCGGTGGAACCATCTGTTTCCCCTGCTCCAAGCATTGTTATCACCACTACTACGATTAATAAGAATGTAGTCTTGATTAAGTGGATTATTAAGTGTGGACTCAAAATTACCTACATCAAAATTAGTACTATCGAAAGGAACATTAGCACTCTTTTGAAAACTTTCCGGCGTAACTAAATCATCCACAGCAACCAGTTTAATGCTGGACCCAACACCTTCTACATAAAATTCTTTATTTTGAAAGTTAACAGGTGTTACCGTTGTATCAAAGTTTACTTTTAATCCATTTGTAAAATTAACACCGTTGGGACTCGTGTATGTTTTTTTACCCAGTACATCATTACTAATATCAATAACACTATTACTGCCCTGATCTACTAGTATAATTTTACCGTTACGGTCAGCATCCCTGCCGTCCTGATAAAAAAGTTCGTTCTGACTAGCAGTAATATTAGGAATAAGTCTTAAAAATCCTTCTGGATCTTTATAAAATTCTCTGCTGCCGTACTGTATACCTTGACTAACATATACTTTATTCCCCTGCGTAATATTCTGAATAAAAGCAAGTTTAATAGTACTAACACCATCAACATTTTCAATATTAATCCGGAATACACTGTAACGTTCTGCTTGATTCAGGGCTGTTACTGGGTCAAAGGTACCCTCACTGCCTTCTGTTGAACCACTGTCATAACCATGGGCATCAAAAAGTGCACCCTGATTCCAACGATTCTCATCAAGTGTATCATTAATCATAATGATGTCTAAGCCGTCTATTTCAGTAAGTCCATCTATTCCGGTTGTATATTGTGCTAAAAATGCACTTAGTGTTTGATTGTGTAATTCACTGTAGGTTAAGGCTGTAGCCAAATCAACCACATAATCAGTTGTCATATTTGTAAACTGACTCTGGTCCTCAGCCTGGGGTACTCTAAAAGTTATAATACCAGCATCTTCACCATTGTTTATTACACCAGCAACTTCTCGTGTACTGATATTTTGTTGTTGGCTGTCTATTCCTGACAAGCCACGTTCTGTTTGAATCCAAAAAGGAATTCCTACTTGGTCTACTTTAAAAGTATATTCGCCACCTCTAGCAAGGTAAAGAGTAGGATTAATACTAGCAGTAGCACTGTCAAATCTGTATAAAGTTTCGCTTGCTGATCTAAGAACCGTATAATCTCGAGTAGCGTCTACAGTACCAGCAAAAACCTGAACTGGATCTGGGCCAGCTGGTAACCAAAAATATTCACCATAGTTAATAAGTTTATCAAAATCAACAAAACTACTCCAGTTATAAAACTGTTGTCTATAAAGTAGGTCTTGATTATTTGTTTGTCCATTATTATAGTTGATAGTGTTAAGAGCATCTATAATACTGCTTACACTCTTAATATCGCCTGCAGCGTCCTGGTAAATAACACCTGGTTCTAGTTGATAATTTTGTCGCGTAGAATTTATTTCCTTGAGGTAATTATCCTTAGCAATAAAGTTTTCTGCATTTTTTCTGCCAATAAAACCACTAAACTTAGCTTTATTTTCTTCACTTATCAATTGGTCAAGCGTAGCATTTAGGAACTTAGTATTTTTACTAGTTCTGAATACCTCTGGTAAAAGTTGACTACTTTTTCTTACAGCCATTAGTAACTATAACCTCCACTGCCGGTAATTCTTGTAGTTGATCCGCCTATACTAATATTTTTAGTGGTTTCTACAACTGTGTTGGCGCTGCCTGTGGTTACACTTTCAATACGATTAATTTCTGCAGTGGAGTTGATAACTATCCCACTTGCTTGAATCTGCGCCGCAGTTATTACATCTATAATTTGTACATCATTTACTGTCGCTGCACTTATAAAAATTTCATCCCTACTACTAGCTATTTGATACAAACTACCAAATCCACTGGTACTATTTTTAGGAACAATAATAACACTGAGTACATCTGGTGTTAATTTATTGTGCAAATAGGCACTTAATTCACTAAAATAAAAAGTATCACCAAAGTCCCAATTTGCTAGCGCAAAATAATTATTAATCTCTTCCACAACTCTTGCTTTAATTTCGTTATCACTAACAAGTGTGGCGGTGTTTTTAACAATTTTAAAGTTTGCTTGTAATTCAGCGTCTGCCTTGGTGCCGAAAAGTGGTCTATAGTTGACGCTGTTAAAAATAATAGCGTCACTTACACTCTTGTAAGTTTCTAAACTACCATAACTGTCTCTTAGTTCATTTGTACTAGGCTTTACTGGCTTTGTTACACTGCCAGTAATATCTGTTACATAATTACGATAATCAGTATCATATTGTTTTGTAAGCAGATATAAGTCAATAATATTACTAGGCGCAGGATCAATACGTCTGTTATTGGGAGCATTATGAGTATACTGGAAAAGAATATTAGATCTACCAACTTTTGTCAAATACGCTGTAGATTCTGTTAGTACCTTTTCATTAGCACTGTTCACGCTCAAAATATAGAATTTACCAGTACTACTTGTATAGAAAATTTGCCCACTGCTATATGTATCTTTGACCGCAGTTACCGCGGTAAGAGTTGTGTAATAACTTTCAACACTGGAATCGAGTACAGGTTCTATTTTTGTGTAACCATAGTTGTCCAAATATGATTTATAAAATGCAACCTTTTTACTAGCATTAACATTTGGGCTTACTACTTTATCAAACACGTCAGGATCGTCAATAGCACCATCACTGTCCTGATCCGGAAAGGTTACCTTAATACGCTCTGTTAAAACATAACCATCAGTTTCAATGACTGTATCATCAATATTCATAACAAAGTCCTGAGCAAATGGTAAGTTACTGTCGGGCAAACTGTTTACTTTGAGCATAACAATTTTATCTCTGATAGTTTTGCCAGTTCTTGGATCAAAGATTTTTAAATCTTTGTCAAAATAGAATCGTGTTTCCAAATAACTTTCGAAAACATAATCTAACTGTCTATATTTTACAGTATACGTTTCCCCATCATTTGTAAGTAAAAAGTACCAACTAGCATCTCTGTTGTTGCCTGTGGTATCGCCGGCAAATTGTGTGCTGAAAGTTGTGGTTTGGTTTAAGTTAGTACTACTAATAATTGCCCAGGCTTGGGTGTCCTGATCATAACGTATACCCAGTGTCTTATAATCGCCAATGTCTGCTATTAGGCTTTGTCTAACTGTGTTTGTCAAACTTGTATTCCAGGGAACAATTACAACTTCAAGTTTAGCAGTATCAGGCACAACTTCAGTAAGAGTAATCGGCCCAGTGCCATTGTCTAAGTTTCCTTTGCCTTGGTTTGTGCCATCATCTACTAGGTTACTGCAACTTGCCCACAGGTAAGTCCTTGTATTTAAATCACCAGAACTGCCAGCAACTAAATTATTGTTTACATCAAATACATAGCCACTGGGAGCAGTAAACTTTACTAAACTGCCCTCTTTAAAATATTTCATGTTACTACTAGTAAAGCCTGCTACCTGCTGCGGATTTCCACTACTATTTTTAAAATATCCGGTACAAACTCCTGTACCAATACTGCTTTGTTCCCAGGTAATACCAAGAGCACTCACATCAAGTCTTGGCTGCTTGTCCAAGAAGTAATGCTGCATGCTTTTGCCCTGTGTCAAGCGTTGTATTTGTGTTGTAATAACGTTATCAATGTCACTGTCAGTTATAAAATTAAATGTAAATGTTGGCAGTAAACTTTCTCTGTAAAATATTCCATCTTCCGCAAATATGTTGGTGCTGGAATATTTGCCAGTAGTATCTCTAACATCCAAATATCTACTTACACCACTGCTGGTGCGATTTACTGCTTTACTTTTTACAACACTGTTAAAGCTGGTGTAGGGTAGAATCTGATAATCTTCGCCGGTGACCATCCGGTCCTGTGTGTAGTATTGTTGTTGTGCTCTTGCTTTAATGTCGTTTAAGTTTTCTCTGGCTACTGCATTAGCAACGGTTTGTTTTAAACTCATGTTAAGAGTTAGTGTTTCTACCTGTGTGCTATGACTCAAATAGGGCAAAGTAATAGTAACATTGTCCATGTCCTGAGGGCTAATTTTATAGGTAAATCCATTTCCAGTGCGGAAATAGCATCTGTAGTTACCCTGTGGAATATCTGAAAATACACCATCACCAAACACAAGACTAATTCTATCACCACTACGGCTTTGTACATTGAATAGTGTCTTGATGTTTTTACTTAAACTATTAAAAATAACACTATTACCACTGATAGCAGGAACTTTTGTCCATAAATCCTGCTCATTGCCATTGCTGTCTAGTTTATAAAGCCAAACATCATTGTTATCCACACCAGTAACATCTATTTCTACCACTCTGTTTGGTAGTGCTTCATCAATATTAAAATCCACAGTTTGTAGATTTCCCTGTTTAAAGTAAAAGAAGTATCCTGTATTAACACTGGAGAATCCACGGGCGTCGTTTTTGTATATTGTATTAATAGTACTGGTTGGTTTGGGTGGTATTTCGTACAAGAAGTCTGTGCCACTGAAGGTTCCATTTACAATCTCAAAATTAAATTGGCTGCCACCTACACTGTTAGTATAGTCAAAAATACTAACTGTATTAGGAATAGTGCTTAAATTATACTCTTCAATTTTTATACCACCAACAGTGGTTCTCAAACTAGGAGCACCAAAACGCTGTGTTTTTACAGTAGCAGCATTCATTACAGTTGTAAACTGTTCTAGGAAATCTGAATTAGTTTCATCTGCCCAGAAGATTTCAGTGTTGGCTAGATTATTTCCATTACTATCAAAAATATTTTCTGTTGTTTGTACACTGTCTACTTTTAGCATACCCCTAGCAATTTGACTACGCTTAGGTGTGTAATTTAACATCTTTGCTAATCTGAGAATACTATCTCTACGCTCAGCAGTTTCCAGGAAGTTTTCTCTAGCGTTTAAATCTGTTCTAAAACTAATGCTCTGAGCAATATAGGCAATAAGATCAATTAGTGCTACATATTCTGAACTTTCAATAAAGTCATTGAAATCTTCAGGGTAAAATTCCCTGAGATAATCCACCATTGACTTACGAATTGTTTGAAAGTCATAGCTTTGAAAGTCTATTTCTTTAAAACTTTCGTATACCTTTGTCCAGTCTTGTGTAGCAAATAAATTGCTTGATCTTGTTGTATGCGCCATACCTGCTTACCTTTACTATATTTATTAGTATAATTATATGGGCATATTAACTAACAGTGCCATCTTGTCTATTAAAGTTTATTAACAGTGTTTCTACCTGGTTTGTTTGTACATATACTAACTCTAGTTCACACTGGATACCATTATTAAACTCAGTTAGTATTAGTTGTTTTAACCCTATTCTTGGATCTTGGTTAATAGTGGTTGTTACCTCTTCTATCAGTAAGTTTTTAACTTCTTCAGTAAGTGGTTCCATGATTAAGTCAAGAATACTGCTACCATAAGCAGGATTGCCTACTTTTTCACCTTTACGGATAGCAAAACTATTTAAAAGGTCCCGATTAATTAACTCGGTATCCGTTAGTCTAGGGCTAGAAAACTCGCCTTCTAGCGTACTAAATCCACGATATATACTCATTTTTTCCTCCCTAGAATTTAATCTTTCCTGATCTTACCTGTCTATAAAATTCACGAACTACATCAGATCCAGTTAAACTACTTTCACTTTTAAATTTGTTTAGTGCAACCGCTCTGTCTTCTCGTCGGCCTGTTAAATAAATTTGTGCATTACTTTGTCTATCTGCCGGCGACAGGCTGTAATCTACAGTGTGTTTTTTTACACTAATAGTATTAGATTCCACAGTATTTTTTTGACTTTCCAGCAAATAATGTGTAAAAAAATCTGGAGACTTGTTAAATTTTCCCAGTGTGCCGGCTTGTGCTACTGTACTAAAACCCTTCTGAAACCAGGGAATCATTTGACTTCTCATATCTGTATCGTTTACGGTTTGGTAAACGCCTAGAAGCGGTCTAGGATGAATTTCTTCTCCAGTCCTAAATTGTAATGTAGCTTTAGACCCAAAAGCCTTGGCTACAGTAATAAGCCCTGCAACATCAGATTCTGGGTCATTTGGCTGTATACCGCCATTTAAACTAAGTTCTTCATATAAGTCCCGCAACTCAACTGTGTTTAAATTTTCCTGAATTTCTTCGTTCGTATAAAAATCCATTCTACTTCTCATACCCAGCTTTCCAGTCCAAACTCTAGGATTTTTTAATTCACCATTAAACTGAGCATAAGGCTTAATAAATCCATTCTTCTTTAAGACACGAACGTTAGCGCCGTATTTTCCTATTGCTCTACTAAGTGGATGCTCAAATTTTAGATTACCCTTGCTTTCAATGAGATCTACAATAGCTGCTTTTATTACGTCTATAGTTTCTTCATGTAAAATTTCTATCGATACTGTCATGTTTTTTTCCTGGATTATGCTTCTAAAGTTGTGTCTACTAATTCCGTAACACTAGTGCCTGTAAACTTGTTGACTAGACCTTTAACAGCATCTAATCCTGAACTTAGCACATTGATGCTTTGTTTTGGCTTTAGTACACTAAGTGAGCCACTATCCGGCACATCTGTAACACTAACTTGCTTTGATGATGTAGTCTGTGATACACTGGCATGTTGGGCAAAGGGCTCATGAGTGGGTGCTCTATCCACTGTAGTTTTAATATTACCACCGCTTGTCCAGAACCCATTGCTGTCGGGTTTAGAATCTGGCAATGATTTTAAGGGCACTGCATTTTGTTTTGCTGCTGGTCCAGCGCCACCATTAAGGGCAATACAACTTGCCTTTAGATCCATGTTACCACCTGCTTGTATACCAACAGTTGAACTACCAGACATAGCAAGAGCAGCGCCACTTTTGATATGCGCTCCCTTGCCACCGTAAAGCATTGTAGTTCCATCACTATACAAATTAGCTAGTGATTTTCCTTCTAGTGTAAGTGATCCGCCACTAACCATTTGTATTTGTTGCCCAGCATGAAACTTTATACTCTGATCAGCATGAAAATTCATACTGCTACTTCTAAAGTTAATACTACGCTGACTAAAAACATCTAATTGTCCATTTTTGTCCATTTGTATCCAAGTAGAACCACTGCTATTACTAATATAGATAACACCTTCTGTATCATGTAATAGTACTTGATGTCCTCCAGCACTACGTAAACGAACTAGATTATTATTTCCCTGAATGTCTCCGTCATCCATTACAAAAGCATGGCCGTGTTTTCTTGCTATCTTTCCTTCTACTGCTCTAGCATCAGCTGATGATAAGTCTTCTCCAGCGTCAAGTTTATCTATAATGTCTTTTCTGTCTTTAAGATCGCGGCCACGCACATCTGTTTTTCTACCTTTTGTGCTAATACCAAAAACTTCGCTGGGTGTTTCCCGCATAGCATTACTAGTAGTTAACCCTCTAATCTCGTCCTGATCCAAACCCTGTGTTTTTAATTGTATGGCTTTATCAAAGTCTACACCACGTTGTATAGTGTTAAAATTTGTTAACTTTTCTACATCATTGTCTTTGTCATTAAATTCTAAACCAGGAGCCTTGGTGTGTCTAACAATTTTTTCCAAACCAGTTTTATTAAAATTACTGGTCATTGCAGCTTCAGGCAAAGTCTGCATCATATAGACGTCTGGTGCACAAGCAAACCAGTAACCGTCCTGGTTTCTACCTTCAGGAAAAAAACATAGTACTCTGGTGCCCACGTCAGGACATGGATAAACAATACCACCTGTATTTTTGACACTTTGTGCACTATTTCCGCTTCCTTGAACTTCTGTTCTGCTATAAAACGGACTAGCATACTTTACACTGCGCCACTGGCTTTTGTCATCTTCTCTAGATTTATCAGCAAAAGTAGGAACAAAAACCTGCAGGACACCCATAGCACTAGGGTGAGCATTTGTTTTGACTACCCCAACTACTACACCGCGCTCTTCTCTTAAACCTTCAGATCGCGAAGTATTATGATCTTTGTCTCCGCCCTTTTTTCCTGATTGAAATGTTGAATCTATGCCCATTCTATGCTTCCAATATATCTGTGTTATTTACTCTGTTAAATGTAATCACCGGTGCTTCCTCTGGTATTTCATCTCCAATGCCTTCTTCAAATTGGCCTTGATCTGTTCTATCTGCTTCTGCTTGTATTCTTTCTGCTTGTAAATTATTGGTAAAGTCTTGAGCAAGTTGAGACAATGAAGTTGCCCCAGATCTTGCAAGAGCAGCAAATGGATTTCTACCTGCGCTCATTATTTGGAACATTATATTACTAAATTGATCTACAGCATCCTGTCTTTCCTGATTTTGAATACTGGTTGTACTTCTGCCAACTTTTCCATTTACTGGTTGCATCTTTTCTCTTAGCGCACTCAGAGTTTGTGTAAAAACCCCGCCACTAAAATTACTGGTTGTTTGTGTAACTCTGTATACTCCGTTAAACTGGCTTGAAGAATATTTACTCTCAGTTGACAAATCCATAAGTCCAGTTACTGGATTATAGTCTGTTGGTGTTTTAAGATTAACCTGTATATAAGGTGGTGTCAAATCATAGTTAATAGTGCCGTCTGGCAAAAATGGTTCATTGTATACTTTGTTGTTATTTCCCTGTGGTTGAAACATAGCATCACCGGTTGGAAAAAATGCAGGGTCACCTAGTATATCCATTTCAATTTGCACAAGATCATAACCATCGTGCATAATTGTTCCAAAAAGATCTTTTTTGCGCTTTGCTGTAACTGATTCGTCATTAACAATGTTTTGATTCTGACTAGGCACATCTTTCATTTGAGTATGAACATCTTCAATGTTTTTAAGATCGCGATCTGGTGTTCCAGTACCCAGTGTTCTAGCTTGATAATAAGCTGTGTCAAAGTCTAATCTAAATGTTTGTACTTCTGTATTATTTCCTGAAAAAATATAATCATAAATTTTGTGTACACCTTGGCCTTTGGGTTTAGTTTTAGCTGCCCAGGGAAAGTCCTGATAAAATTGGCCGTTTACAATAACAGTATACTGTACATGAAACTTATATCTACTATCTTTGTCGTCCCAGCCTAAAAATTTAGTAATTTGTGGTATAATTTTAAACCAGCGTATTTTTTCCTTTTTTTCTTGATTTTGTGGCTCTTCATTAATATTAGAATCTAAATAGTTACTGGCTACAATTACATAGTTAATTAATGCAGTTATATTAGTACCATTGTTTATTTTGAACAAATTATTTTTTTTGTCTACTGTGACTTTACCCTTAACAGCGCCAGCTATAGTTTTATAGGCTTTTTGATTCGCTTGTGGAGTATTTAAAGCATCAAACTTTTCAGATTGTACTTTTGCATTGCCTATTTCCGGCGCAAATTTAAAACTTACTTCATCGGCAATTTTCGAAGTTGATGGAATAGTTTTTCCAGTCTTTTTATCTGTAGTTGGCTGTGTCTTCTTTTTGTAGAAATCATTCATTGCTGCCTGTAAAGTAGTATGAGGTTCTCCAAAAATGTTCTTTGTCGTTGTAACAGTTCGAAATTGTTCGTCTTCAATGTCGCCATCGCCTAGCTCGCCAGTACCGGCGACTACTCTTTTAGATTCAGTTACAGTTTTATCTTCTATACTAGCAGCACCCTGGAACACATCTTTTACTGTGCCAGCACTTACTTGTACGTTTACAGGAATAGTGCTGCTAATACTGCTAAACACACTGTGGTTGAAAGGTAGTGCTGAACATTTATACACTGCGCCACTCTCTGTAACACTAAATGTAATATCATTAATTTTAATAGGAATATGTTTGGGCTTTATTGCACCAATAATTTCTGCACCAGTATCATCATATCCTTTGAATGTTATCTTCAATACATAAGGAGTGCTGATATAGTTTTCATTTTCCTCTAACATGGTTTTAGCAGCATCTTTTAATCTTTCAAGTAACGTTACGCCATTGGGTTCTGTTATTTGGAAAGTTAGCTCTGTAGCATTTGTGTTGACTGCTCTTGTGCTAGGCGCGGTGGCTAGATTGTTTAATTTAAGGTTATCAATAAAAAAATCTACATCAAACTGCTCTGGTCCGTCGGAGGCTATTCCTCCACTTCTAACAATAGGCACGCTAAAGTTGCTTAATATTCTATTAACATCACCAGGCGCTTGAAGTAGATCTACATAGCGCCTGGGACTTAACATTAATAATTCAAAGTTATATGTGTAACTTGCAAAATCACTAAGTTGATTTGTCTGTGGATTTATTTCAATATTTTCAATATCTGCTGTTAGTTCTGCCCCAGTAGTCCCTGATCTTATGTCTTTAGTGTTTCCCTGTGCTT